CTGAAGATAAACCTGAAGATAAACCTGAAGATAAACCTGGGGTAACACCTAAGGTCACTGAAGAACCTAAGGTTACCAAAGCACCTAAGAAAAGACGTGCTGCTAAGAAGACTACTAAAAAGGAGATTAAGAATGTACCAGACGTATCAAAGTAAACCCATCATACGACAAGCCTTTCAGATTATCAGTGAGATGGATATTAAAGAGGTAGGACCAAAGACCTATCAAATCAATGGAGAGACTGTTCACTGTGCGGAACATCCTGAATATGGAGGGTGGGTCGTTAAGATAGACAAGGACGACATCTACTACTGTAGTGATAAGATTTTCCGAGAACGAAATGTAATATAAACAAAGAAGCCCCTAGGAATCCATAAGGAAACCTAGGGGCTTTTTTAGTTTATACTACTTCCACATCACAACTAAGTTCTTGTATTAGTAATTTAACATCAGACAAGCTACCACCTGTTGCAGTAACAGTGATCTCTTTCTGTCCTTCATCCAATACAACACTCAAGTCAACATCAGTAAAGTTATCAACTACTCTCCAAATACACTTATCTAAATCAATAGAAGCAGGAGTAGATATTACCTTACCCACGCCATCTACTAAATCAAACTTATATATCTTTTGCTTAGCTTTAACATCAGCACCGTTGATAGCTTCGTTATCAGCAGTTGAACTAGGTACAATTACTTTACCTTGGAACTCTGATTTACCATTGACAAACAAAGCATGCTTAGCGCCTGTGTAATCATCAATAACTACAGCAGCATCTTGTACTGGTAGAGGACTACCAACACGAGCAACACGATAACCATCAAAGTCTAAACTGTCAGGAGCTAGTGCGAAGTAAGCTGAACGGTTGTTAGCTGCACCGGCAGTATCAGAGAATGCAAAGATACCTAAGTTAGCAGTAGCAGCATTCTGAGCTATGAAAGTACCACCAGCGTTAACACCTAGTTGGTCATCAATAGCAACACCATACTGACCTGTAGCATACACAGCAGCCGCAGAGTTAGTTACTCGAACTTCACCATAAGCACCTGTTAAGGCTACAGTAAGGTCTTGTGAACTACCTTTGTAATGACTAGATAAAGTTGCTGCATTAGCAAAGTCTAAGTCAAGAGGATTAGCACTACCATCAGTATACACTTCATTCTCAACCAATAAACTACGCTGTGTATCAGTCAGTGAGTCAGTGTCAATAGACTTCATCTTAATGTGTGCAGAGTGGCTATAACCACCAGTATGACCAGTTCCAGCAGTAACAACTTTATTGATTGCTAATGCACCTGTCATGGTGTCACCAGCTTTCTCAACTTTACTATCGATGTCTGTTTCAACATCAGCCGCTAATTGAGTACGACCAATAGAGTTATCTACAACTTTAACAGTACCAGCTAATTTCTCAATAGTAGTATCATCAAGCATACCTTCACGTAGTAAGTCAGCAGCTTCTGTGTTATCCCAAACATGGAAGTAATCAGCACCACCATTACCAGATGACCTTGCAGCTAAAGATACTAATGAATCACCAGCAGACAACTCTATCTCACTAGAATCAGTAAAAGTCAAAGTTGCATCAGCCATTGCTCTATATAAATCACCATCTTCAAATGAAGCATTTACAAATAGTAAGTTATGGTTAGCATTGGTTACATCTTTATGTTGTATTCTACCGTCAGATAATATACGACCTTTATAATGTACCGCATCACCTATAGCATCAATTTGTGATTGTAATAAGTTATCAGCTATTGCTCGTGAGTTTGCTTCACTTGCTGTAGATGCAGTTGCAAAGGCTTGTGCATCAGCTTGTGCTTTAGCAATAGATCCTGTAGTTGTTGCACTACCTTCTACAATATCAAGACGAGAATCTAATGCATCTTCAGCACTACGGGCTGTACTTGCTTCAGAAGATAAAGCAGCATCCACAGTATCAATGTTAGATTGCAATGTATTATCACGTGCGATACTAGCAGCAGTAACACCAAGGTCACCTGAGATACGTGATGAATTAGCTGAATCAATATTAGACTGCAATGTAGCATCAGCAGTGTTCATATCTTGACGCAATGTAGTATTAGCTGTTTCATTGTTCGCTAGCTCAACCTCTGTCTCTTGTAGTACAGCTTTAATGGTTGAATCATTAGAGAACCTACCACCAAAGTTACCAAGGTTTGAACCACTAACACCAGTACAGCTTGAGATACGAGTATCAACCGTGACAGTTGCCTGTTGCTGTGTAGTCTGACCTGTAGAAACTAAAGATTCTAAGGCTTTAGCAATCTCTAAAATAGTATTACCAGAGACTGTATTGAACTCGCTAGAGCTTACAGGTAAATTATGTGCACCTAACTCGTAACTTGCGTTACCTAAGTCAACACTAAACTGACCAGTGGAAGCACTGTAGTTCATGTAAGAACCTGCAGCAAACATAGCACGAATAGAACTAACATTATAATCAGTTTGTAAACGAGTGTAACCGTCTGCATTCTGACTTGCTGCTCCTGTTTTAATCCAAGTACGCTCTTGGTTATTAATAGCAGCATTAAGAATTATAACGTCACCCTCTTGTTTCGTAGGGGAAACAGCTGAGATGTAACTAGCTAATGTACCATAGGTCTCATCAACTTCAACATCACTAATAAGCAGTTGTTTAACTTTAATCTTATAACCATCTACGATTTCCATGTAAGCAGCAGATGAAGATTCAATTTCCATGTTATCCTGCTTACCAGAAAGGAAACCTGTCATAGTAGAGGAAGTGAAAGCAGTATCTGTACTAGCGTTGCTCGCATCAGTTACTAACTTAGATTGTACAGCATCAGCTGATATTTGTTGTGATTGACTTAGACGAACAGCTTGCGTAGGGATACTAGCATCATTCTGTAAATCTACTGAACTTACCTCTGACAACCCTTGACCATTAAGATCCTGGGAGCGAAATATTTGTTTACTCATTATATTCTCCTTTCTATAAAAGTATAAAGCCTGTCTGAGGTTTCCCCATAAAGCTTACGTGTATTACATTATTTTCTCTGTGGTTTACTTCAGGTTCACATAGTGAAAAGTAATGTGGATCTATATATTCATAGTTAACATCTATAGACACGTTACCGAAAGACGCAGGTAATGTACCTACAGCTGCCAGTAAAGTCCTAGGGTTACTATCCACATACCCAGTACTGTGATCCCCTAAACTCCCAAGAACCCATGTATTATTGACTTCATCAAATATTACATAAGTACCTGAGGATGGATTATGGAAGGCCATTCTCTTAGAATCAGAACTCCATTGATTACTACTATCTATTTTCAATAGACCTATAGTTTCATAAGATTCTAAGATACCATCAATTGCTACATCTATTTCGTGCCCTTGGATATTAACAGGACCTAAAATATAGACACGGTCAACGAATTGTTGTTCTGTGTCCGCCTCGATAAATTCTTTATTAATGAAAGGAACCTTAGTCCTCTCAGCTTGCTTGCTTAAATCTATTGTTAAAGTTTGAACTCCCTCAGGTGTTTTCTTAAACTCAACAGCAGGGTGTTCCGCATAAACAAACGCATGTACACCTAAGGTTTCACTGGCTGTATCCGAATACACAGCTGTATTACTGTTGTTAACGATAGCTATCCTTGTTAACATACCATCAGTCTCGACATCCCATCCTGTGTCCGTACGTACTAAGGAACAAGAGTAACTAGGATACAAGGCTTTCATTAAACCACTAGCTTCCGTGTAATACAAAATGAAATAATGGTTTAAGTAGTATTCACTTTTGCTAATCTTAAAAGATTGACCTGTTGAGAAAGATGAGTGTGAGTCCATGTAAAACTGCATAGGCTTAGGACTACTACTGCTTTGAGTAATAGATATCAATTCTCCTGCGAGATCCGCAGTTAACACAGGTGAAGCATCCTCGTCTACGTTGAATTCGACAACTTCTGTTTTACCTGATAACTCAATAGTAACCGAATCACCATCCGATTCTGTACGCAGACCTGTTCCTGTAGTTATACTAGAGGACTCTATGTTATCTACGGTTAGTAAAGACTTATTTTCTAGTTCAGTCAGTTTCTCATTCATTGCTACAACAGAACGGATATGAACACCATTACCTTCCGCTGGATATATCTTTACCTTACTCATGTCACTTCCCCTTTTTGTTAAACGGACTCCACGCTCTGAATAAACGCATGAGACCAAAGACACTAATGTAAACACCAACTACCATGAACTCTACCCACCAAGGTGCCGCTTGTAACGCAGCGTAACCTGCGGCCATAGGAGCAGGGAACAGAAAAGTACATACTACCATAACAATAGTACATAACATTAATACTTCATCTGCTATAGTATAACGCTTCTCTCGTTGTGCAGCTAGGTCATATTCAGAATCCGCGAGATCACTCTTAGCTAATCGTTCAGCTTTACTAGTGAACTCAGCAACCTTCAAGGCTACCTCGGCTTTCTTAATCTCTAACCTACCTTCTTCCTTCATGTACTTACGAGCTTGGTGTCCTTCAACCCATCCAGTGAATGGACCACCTAAGAAATTCATTATAGCTGGCCACATAATCTATCCCTCCACAATACGTTGCATGGGAATCCTTATCGTTTCCCCATCCGCTAGTTTAACGATGACATGGTTCTTGTTCACATATACCACTGTCATCATTTGTGACTTTAGTTTTTTGATGTCCCTTGTGATCTTACGTTGTCCTTTCTGCATTTCCTCAAATAGAACAGTACGTGAATCCAAAGTTACTTTATTAGCTATAACCGTAGTCTTAATCGAACTGACATCACTACTAATATTCCATAAACCCATTGCTAAGCCAACGACTAAAGTAACCACTGCACATCCAGCACTTATATAACTTGCGTTAAGAGCCATTCCTAATTTCCCCTATTGATTTCCTAGTAGATAATGCCGAAATCGAATCCCTAGGCTGGATATCGGGCACGTTAGTTATCACAGGAGCAGGTGTAGCCACAGGAGCTTCTCCTCCTTCGACTGGAGCGACTTCTTCCGCAGGTGGGGCCATCGTAGGCTCTTCCATTGGTTGTTCAGTCACGGGTTTCTGAGGAGGCACAGTGGTCTCTTCATCGTTTGTTTTACGTTGAGAATCAGTCTCGTTGATTTCCTCAAGGAAGAACTCCTTGAACATATTAGCCACTTCGCTTTCCGTTGTCTTGTAACCAAGCACAGTAAGGTGAGGCATCATGGTTTTAGCGACAGCTTTATCAAACCACCCTACAAGACCTTTAAGGTTTCTATTTCGTAAAGAACGGTCAATAATCTTTTGCTTCTTCTCGGTTAACTCACCCATGGTCTTCAACACGAAGTTGTCCATTTCCATAAGATCAAATGGATTATCCATTAGAACCTTAAGTGAACGAGCAGTTTGCTTCTGAGTCATACCATCTAATACCTTAGCCATCATAGCGCCAGCTAAGTAACCTGTTGATGGACGGAAGCTAACTCTACGTGATAACACAGAACCCATACGACCTAATCCAAAACCTACATCATCCATTCCTTTTAGTAACGCATCGTTCTGAAGTGATTCCGTAAGAGTTGTTTCCCCTGTTTTTAAAGCTTGTGACAAACGTGACATCGCTTCCAACTTCATGACTTGTTGATCTCCAAGTACAAGTGTAAGGTTATGTCGTTGCTCACCCTCAAGCATCTTTAACATACCACTACCATCAAACTTATCACCATTAGTAAACTTCTGAGCTAATGAGTTAAACATAGTCTTACGAATCTGTTCAGCAGACAAACCTTCAGTCGGAGTATTTACCATGGAATCTAAAGTATTGGCCATTTCTTCAGCTTTCGTAGGATCATTCGCTATATCGGTTATCGTACGGCCAGGGCCTGTAATGTTCGACAGAATACCTAAGTTCTTCTGATCATCTAACTCTTTCATCTGAGCAGAATAATCACCAAGATCTTTAAGAACCTTACGCATTACTTCTGGATGCTTATCAAAACCTGGGACGTGTATTAGCTTAGACTCATTCTTAACCAAATACTTACGTACGTAGTCTTCAATGTCTTTAACTTTACGAACAGGATCTTGGTAAGTTCTTAAGTTAAACTCTCGCATACCTGAAGCTATATCGGTGTATACTATATCTTGCATAGCTTTAACACCGCGCAGAGAACTTTCAGCCATTGCATCAGCGCCTTTGATTTGTTCATTATCAGCATGAGATAAGTAATCATCCATACCATTACGAGTGTCATCAAAATTACGCATGAACCGTTGGATTGACTCAGCATCACCGTTATTCCATACTTTAGCAACCGCTTGATCGCTAGTTAACTTACGTTCATGTCCACCTTTTTTATCAATAATAGTCTTAGCGTGAGACTCGTTAAAATCCCGTGATACAAAATCCTTGTAACGTCCTTGAACTGAACTATACATTTCATAAGCAGGGGCATCAATATCTTTAAGTGATTCCATGGTTTCCTCAAGCCCTTTATATAATGTAGTAAGGTTCTGATACTTATCCATGTCACCTGCACGAAAAGCTTCTCTACGATCTTTAGCAACCGTTCGTGTAGCCTTGCGTACTGAGTCCAAGTTAGTTAAGTTAGGCTCAGGAATCCGATCAAAAGCATCCTCAGTAGCCGTTGCTCTCTCACGTTTCGCAACAGTAATGTTAGCCAACTCATCATCAAGAGGCTGTCTAGCAGAGGTTATAGGTTCTAATGCTGTGTCGTATTCGGCTTGGTATTGCTTACGTAGCTCACGGGCTTCTTTAACATCTAAGTCCTCAGGGATACTTTCTAACCTAGCCTTATGTATTTTAACTAGTTCGTTCTTCTCACGTTTTAACTGAGTTTGTTGTGCTGAAAGATCAGCCTCACGATTCAATAAAAGCTTATGCGCATCCTCAGCTTCCATAGCCTTAGGGTTGTTAGCTTCACCGATAGCAACTAACTTCTGCATAAGAGCTTTCATGTAAGTAGGTACTGATCGAGGATCTCCTAAGGTTCCCATGTCAGTGTAAGCTTCCGTAATAGAATTCTTTATAGGAGTAGTGTCTAACTCAATGTCACCGTCTAGTTTGTTAAGCATACCTTCATAAGCATCACCCATTAGGTTACGTATGTTCTCAGTAGCTTTAACTAATTCTTTTTCCATAGGTATATAAGGAAACTCATAAATAGTATTAGAAGATGTATTTCCTACAAAATCAGTTTTCAAAGCAGCATTAGTAAGTATCTCTTGTTGACTATTGATATCGTCAAGATGGCCTCTAAACACATGCATAAATGCTTCTGAATCTTCAGCAGTAAGCTTATCGAAACCATCATTTAAAAACTCACCAAAGATTCTCTGATTATTCTTGATCTGAGCATTGTAAGCATCACCATTAGTTAACTTAGCAACACCTAGTAACTTATCAAAACCATCAACATCGTTCATCTTATCTAGAACTGGTCTATATACTTGATCTAAAGTTAACTCTAGTTGATCTCCCTCAGGTCTACCTTTGTTCATTACGTCTTGCATCTTCTTCATGCGATTAACGTGAGCAGCAACCTCAGGGTTATCTTGAGGTATGATATTATCAATACGATCTTTCATAGTCTTTAAGTTGTTTATCTGAGCATCAATAGGAGCAACAGTATCTTCAACAGAAAGTACTGCTTTCTTAGCTAACCTTGTAACTAGGTTACCTTCCCATTGCTCAGGGTTGTTTCTTAAATTGTTCTGTAAATTGGTAATTAACGTTTCTTTAGTTACCCGTGCTTCGCTTAATACTGGCCCTAAGAAATGCACGTTTTCAGCTTTACGCCAAGCAGTCTTAGGAGCCGCGTTTAACACACTCCAACCTGAACTAGCAACTTGAGGAGCCATAGGTGTAAGAAAACTAGTCAGTAAAGCTACTTCCTCTGAACCACCACCCTCAAGCACACCTTGGTATGTAATACCACTAGCAGCCGCAGCCGCTGTCTCACCTGCAGTAAACCCTGAGGCCTTAGCAAAACTAGTACCCTCAGTCAACACGTTGTCAATTAAGGCAGGTGCTCTCGTAGCAATACCTGTGACACCTTTCGATACTACGTTTGGAGCGCCTCCTGGAGTTACAAATTCCGCAGTAGTCTGAGTAAAACGTAACATCTCATCAGCATATGAATCAGGGTCTTCTTCAAACTCATAAAGTTTCGCAGGATAAGCTTCTTCAAGCATCTTACTAAACGGCATGGTTGTCGCTTGGCCTGAAGGGAGTACTACGTTAGCTAAAGACCATCCTGGGCTTGTCGCTAGATCCGCTAGACCTGCGATACCTTTTACAGCACCATAAGCTACTTTGTTAGCATCAGTAATAAATGAATCGAATGCACTATAATCCTCATTAGCTTCTGAGATTCCTGGAGAACCTTTTAACTCATCATCATCTTCTTCTTGTTCAATTATAACTTCAGTTGGCCCTACTAAAGCATCTTCATCTTGTGACCAGAAATCATTAGGTTCTGAAGCGACTACTGGAGCCACGGTTTGCGCAGGTTCAACCGCAGGAGCCGAAGCCCCTATCGTCTCCTGCTCTTCATCCACAGCGCCTAATAGACCACCGCTTGCTTGTAATAATGAAGGCATTTTATTCTCCTATTCTGTTTTAAAGGTAGCAAATCGTATAGCACCTGTCTTAGGATCAGTCTTGTGATATAACATTACATTAGTCTGGAATTTAGAACTCCAGAATATAGGAGTCTCTATAGTATCCATCGAAGACATTGTGCCTTCTAAGCTTTCAACTGATAAACGATAAGCCTCAGGGTCTTTCTTTTTAAGAGCAGCTAGTTGTTGTTTAAGAGCATAACCCTCAGCTTTATCTACTGCGAAGTCCCAACCTGCTTCACGCTTTCTGCGCGCTGTAGGGTACTGTGACCACATCTCGTTAGTATCGTCTTGTCGGGCAAAGTTAAGATGTCTAGACGCATTACGAGCATAAGATTTACTAGCTTGATTCCTAAGACTCGCAAGTTTACCTTTATGCTGTGCTGTACCTGAAATCCATGCTTCCGAAATCTCAGCAGCATCTTCTGATACTTTAGTTGTAATACGTGTACCACCATTCATCCATAAAGCTGTACCATAGGAAAGTAACTTGTTAATCGCGACTACGTTACCTTCAGCAACTGCACGTGCATCTAATATACCTAACTCTTGTGAAGCTTTAGCATCTTCAGATACGTTAGACTTAATGTAATCAATGATCGCAGGTAAGTCGTTTTCCGTACCGTTAAGATCTGGTATAACCGAACCAAACATATCACCTATAGACGACATACGCGCTGCTACCCAACCAGCAGGGTTGCCTTGGTAATCTTGGTTTAACATCTCAGTAGACAGTGACTGTACGTTAAATGCGGAGTCACGGTAACCTAAGTCTTTGTTTTGTTGTTTAGTAAGTCCTTTAGGCCCATGTTGATCTTGAGTACCACGTAGTTTAACTGGAGTAGAAACTGGAGCAAAGTATTTACCACCCCGATTCATTACAGCCTGTTCATCTCCAGGGAATGTTTCGATGAGAGTACCTTTCATTTCTTCACCAGTCTTCATATCAGTATAGGCTACAGTTAAAGGAGAACGGTCTTGAGGAATAGTACTTAAATTCTCAGCAGATACCCAGCCATTAGTTCCAGGTCCTCGAATCTGACCGTTAACAGGATCCAACCAGAAATTACCTTCCGCACCCTCTACGTTTACTTGTTGTAGATTCTGACGTTTAACCTCTGTTGCATCAGGAACAGAACCCGTGTACTCCTCGTTAAACCCAAACTGTTTACCTTGAGGCTGCTCTTGCATTGTAGGAGCTACTAGTTCTTCTTCCTTACCAAACATAGAGTCAGCAGCTTTCTGACCTAGTCTTCCAATAGCACCATCCACACCGTCACCGAAGTACTCGCGTGAACCCTCACGTTCTCTTACGGCTTCATTGTACTCTAGTTGCTTCTGTAAGTTTTGAGCAGCCACATTAGAAGAATACTTACGAGTATATCCTTTCTGAGCACCACCTGCGATACGTGCGGATTCTGCGTCTATTTGTTCTTGGGTTAAATCCTTTACATTACCGCCTAAGGATTCAATAGCTAACTCATCCCAATGTTTCTTCTTGTAAGTACCATCAGGATCCATAGTACCGTTACTTACCGCAGCAGCTACTAACTGATTTTCATTAGCCTGTTCAGCTTGAGTCTGAGCATATTGACTTCTAGCTAACTCATTCTGTTGGGCTGCTTTGTTATCAGCTAACTCACGGAACCTTTGTTCCATTTGTTGCTTACGTTCTTGTTTACGTCTATTCTCTTCGATCTGTGCCATAGCTTTACCATGACGTTGACCAATAGAACGACCCTCAGCTCTCATAGCACTATAATCAGGCATTAGTTACCTCCGATACAGCCTTCTCAGCACGAGCCAGTAAAGACTTAGGTGCTACTGAAGGTGCTTGCATTTCATTCATAGATATTTTATTATCATTGTTAGCATCAGATTCCGCTAGTAATCCATTAGCTCTCATACGAATCTCACGAGTTTCCTCAGCCATTCCCTCACCATCATCTTCTTCAACATCCTCTGCAAAGTTAGGATCAATGCCACCATAAGTAGCCATGGTAATCAAGATATACATTACAGGCTCAATAGCTAGCATCATAAGATCAGGGGTTATCTTACCTTTCTGAACATCATTCTGTAAGTACTGTTCAACTAAGTATTCAACGGGAGCATCATGTCTTAAAGCATCTAGTAAAGTAGGAAGTGTTTCAGGATCACTAATGTCAAGGAAAGCTGCATCCACGTATTCCTGTATATCAGTAAACTCAGGTGGAGTCTCCCAAGGCATAGGGTTCTCGGGATCCTGTGTTAACGATTGTCCAGGCACAGGGTTAGCTTCCATCATTTCCATCATCTTAGTTTGTTCGGGGTTGCCTTCGTTAAATCTAGGCATAGCTTCAGATCCCTCTGATGCATATTTGTTTAATTCTTCTAGTACGCTCATATCAGTACTCCTTGTTTAGTATTTAGTCACTAGTAACCATAGGGTCTATTATAACCGCCTACCTGAGTAGCAGTAATAGCTTGTGCTTGTGATGGACCTGCAAAGGCTTGACCTTGGGCCATCGGGGAATAGCCACTAGTATACTGAGGTACCGTAGTAGCACCACCGCCACCTCCAGGAGATAACAATGATTTAGCACCTGCTTTAAGTAAGTCTTTACCGCTATCAGCCATGAACTCTTTACCTGTGTCAACTAAGGCATCACCTGCTTTAGATAACCACGACCTGTTAGCTTCGGCTGCTTTAGCAACATCAAAGGTACCTACAGCAGACTGAGGACCTGCAGCTACATAGTCAGCATTAAGAGACATAGGATCAAACCTAGCAGGACCTGCAGATTGCATAGGAACATCACTAAGTACATTAGCAACCGCAGGTTTACCTGTCGCAGCTTCAATAGCTTGGTCTTCGAATGAAGTACCTAATTGAGCTAAGGTTCCACCTGATTCCGCTAGAGCACCTGAGAACGCACGACCTGCTTGATCTAACATACCAACACCTGCATCCATAGCAGCGCCTGATAAACTAGCAGCTTGTGTAGCAGCATTAACACTTGCCATACCTGCTTCACCTGTGAAAGCTTTAGTTATATTAGAACCTAAAGTTTCTGCGGCAGCTGAGAAGTTACCTCCCATTAATTGCTTAGCACCTCCCATGATAGCATCACCTACAGCACCTACAGTACCTCCTACCCAGTTAACCGCATTAAACGCAGCGTTAGCTACAGTCCCTAATACAGAACCAGCTTGAGCGCTAGCAGCAGCCACAGCACCCATTGAACTCCACATAGAACCCATAGCAGCAGCAATACCTGCGCCTACTCCTGTAGCTGAGAGGACTGCTTGTATTGCTATGATTCCCACTGGACCGAGTTTACCTATCCCTTTCATGATTCCTTTACCTACTTTCTTGAGACCTTTAGTAATCCCTTGGCCTACCTTAGTACCTAGTTTCCACAACTGTTTACCTCCAGGAATCGCGTAGGCTACTTTCTTAGCAACCTTCTTAACTCCCTTAGCAACTTTAGATACTACGTTCTTAACACCTTTAAAAGCTTTCTTAACGCCTTTCTTTATCTTTGAAAATAAACCCATCTTAATCTCCTAATAACCAGTCTGTAGCTTTGTCTATACCTTTAGATAGAAAAGCATCCTTAGCTTGATCCCATGCACTCGAACCACCTGCAGCACCTTCCGCTCTACCAGCTTCGATGTCAGCCACAAGTAAACGCATGGCACCTTCATGTTGTCTAGCTTTCTCGTTCTCAGTAGCAGTCTCAGCCCAATGTGCTCTATCACGAGATTCCTGCCATAAGTTCTGTTGTGCTTGATTGTTTAAGTTAAATGCATTAGATACATTAGCTTGATTAGCTGCATTAATACCTGCGGTTTCAGCTGTATTCAAGTTACGTCTCCAAGCCACATCAGACTGTGCAATAGCATTCTGTTGTTGACTATTAAACTGTTCACGTTGAGCATCTAAAGAAGACTGATGCATCGCTAGTTGATTAGCTGCTTGAGCATTAGAAACTGCGACTTGCGTAGCGTTATTAGCGTTAGCAACTGCTACTTGGGTCTGATTAGCAGCATTAGCCATAGATACTTTATTAGCAGCATCAGCGTTAAACATGTTAATTGAATTACGTTGCTGACTATTGAACTGAGCCATGTTGTCTTTACGAGCAGCGTTCTGTTGATCTACTTGTGCTTTCAGACTAGTCATGAACTGATTCTTCTGATTAATAGTAGTAGCATTAAACTGACGTGCCGCAAAGATCTGAGCTTCATCATTAAACAACGCTTGTACTTTAGCGTTATAATTAGTCTTATTAGCATCTTGTTCTTTAGCAGCATCAGACTCAGCGATAGGCATTGCAGCACTTATGATCGCATTAAACAAAGAGTCTCTACCAATACTAGAAGCACTAATGCCTCTACCAGCTAATGCTTGTTCAACCTTGGTAACCGCAGGTCTTGCCCATAGAGGAACATTACCTTCTTCCATGCCTGCTAATAACTCATTCATATGTCTAGCTGTAGACGCTGCTTGCATAGGTTCGATATCACGAAGTTTTTCTAAAGAGTTACCTACCTCTGACAATGGAATTAGAGAGGCTTCATAATCTTTTACTATAACATCTTGAGCAGCTTGTATGTCAGCATGAGGAGTAGCAGAAGTAGCAGTAGCTAAGAAAGCCTGTGCTTGCGAAGCGTTACCTTGAAAAGCACCTTCTCCGTTGTTAACTAAAACCTCACCTGCTAATACTGCATCATCTGATTGTAACTCAGGACGTACTAAAGGTTCCCCTGTAGTAGGGTCTAACTTTGGAGTACCGTCGTCATTACGTAAGTAAATATCTTCAGCAGTATATTCATTTAATAGATCATTCTTAGCTAGGTATCCTTGAGAATCATCAGCAATCTCTTGCTGTGTATCACGAGCTTTCTGTTGTTCTGTTAACCTTTTAGCTTCTTTTGCAGCTTCTGTAGTAGACGTAGATGTAGTAGTAGATGTATTAGCATCCTGAGCAGGGTTTTGACTACCTCCTGTATGAGAACCTAAGTAAACATCACTATCATTAAGTGAACCTAAAGTAGAACCTTGATCAAACTGGCCGCTATTACTACCATCAGGACCTGTGTACCCAGGGTTATATATGTTACCTGTAGGAGAGTATCCTTCAGATTCCTGAGTTACTGTATCTTTTATCTGATCAGTGTATTTACCACGTTGACTAGGATCCGCAGGAGTAGGTTCTGTATAGACAGCAGGTGTACTAGTGTTTCCTACTTCACTAGGAACATCTTGCATGTAATTTCCAAACATTCTCATATCCGCTACTTCGCCTCGTTGACTAGGATCCGAGGTTGCTCCTGAAGTTATTTCTTTAGGTTTATCCTCCATGAAATCCTGCATTTTACTTGGGCCTCGTTGTGCTGCCATTAGTTACCTCCCCATGAATTTTTAGTTTCATCTCGTTCGATTGATTTCTCACAATGATCTTTCTCAAAGATGTTAAGTATACGACACATGAACGAGCAAAACTTACATCCACGCCTAGTACCTTTGCCCCAACGTGAACTTAAGGTTTCATCAGGTGACCCACCAAAGATAGTATTAACTAGTTGGTCCAGTGATACTAGGATTTTTAAAATATATAATTTCATTAGTACTCCTTGGGAACCTCAAGGGTTCCCTTTGTTTCTAAGGATAAGCTTCGAGTTCTGTGCCATCAACAAGCATTTCGTCTACTCGTGAAGACTCTAAGATACCTACGCTTACCATGTAGATAAGAGCATCAGAGACATCCTGAGTATCTAATTCTACATAAGAAGCTAGCTTAAGATCCTCATACACGTCAATGATAACATCGTCCGTACTGTTACGAATAGATATGCGTTCAGCTAATGTGAAGCGTTTCATGAAAGCACGTTTGGTTATCTTAGGTTGCTCATAGGTTACTTCAGGTCCTAAAGACTCTACATAATCCTCATAGGTATCAGGACCTGTCTCTAGGTCAAGAGTACCTGCGTAATCACACAACCAGTAATCAGTGCTGTTAAAGTTAACCTTAGACATATTACTAAACAAAGTATAATCATCGGGATATGAAGAATAACCTGTAACTTCAAAGTATGGTATTAATTTCATTTTAATTACTCCTATTCAGCAACAACACGGTAAGGTACCGATTGAGGGTTCTTTATGTTAAATTCATCTTCAGGGTCTTTCAATATCTTACCTACAATAACTTCATCTTTAGATAATGTACTACTCTGATCAGTGGTTGTTGTAAGTAACCATTCGTTATTACCTGTGTCCCCTTTCTTTATCCGTAAGTTTATAAAACTGCTGCCAGACAAAGACGCTGCTTGTTGTATACGTTTACCTAACATAACAACTTCCTTTGTTTCAACGTTAAAGGACATTAGATACTCTTGGATATTACCACTTGTTGGTTTGGTCCAGATTACACAATACACAATATCTTCACTAATAGTACTTGCTACTATGTTAGATACTTCATATTTGGTCTGAGGAGATGACTCACCGCTTGTCAAATTCAAAGGTTCTTCAGGGGTATTCTTTATTCTCTGTAAATCAAAAGAATGTTTAACCCACGTTGAATCATCATCCGTATGGTACATATTAAAATATACCCCTTGGATATTAGACTGATACATTCCTGCGTAAAACAATCTGTTAGTTGAAGGAGACATCGTAGATGCTATGTTATTTCCAACTGGTAATGTCAATTCTGTTTTAGTTCCGTTTCTTACAACAAAAGAAGGAGCAGCAGAACTAGAGGGGGACGATGCGTTAACTATTAAAAAACTACCTAAATCTTCACTTACGGTTATTATTGGATAAGTTTTAGAACTATACACAGTTGGATCAGTATATCCCTCAGACCATGTGGCCCCGAAGTCATTAGAAGTCCAGTAGGTTATAGGCGTACTTCCTGTTTGTGTTGAGTCTATAAATAGAACATCCTGTCCATCTGGACTACATTTGATAACTGCAACATCCCTTAGAGAATTCTGTGGAATGCTACCAGCATTAGGAATAATATCAGACATAACCCTAATCAAACCAGAAGAACCATCCCACCTAATGAGTTCAAAATCAGTACCAGTAGTATCATACTGTAGAGCATAAGCCTTATTACCAGTGGCTGAAACACAAAGATCAAAAGTACCTTCAGTTGCTGAATTATTAAAAAGTACATTAGAACTTCCTGTACCGTTATTTGGGTCAATACAATTAAATATTTCACCATCATCGTAATGACTAAACACAAAGAAACTACCATCAGCTGAGCAATCTAATGTAGTAGCAGTAGCAAGGTTTGTTGTGTTTAAAAGATAACGATGTCCTAATATTGCAGTGTTAGGCATTAAGGCCCCTAGAACTGGATAGGTTGTAGTATCTAATATTGAGTTATCTAATGGAAGTAAAGCTTTACCGCTAGGTAATTCTGTAGCATAAGTACGTATGACATCTCCAGTATTTAGAGAACCTCCAGATCCTTCTACTTCTCTTAATGTTAAACTAGGCATTATATGATCTCCAATGTTGTTGTGTTAATTGCTTCTAGGATTACTAGTTGCTCTGGTTCCAGTTGTAAGTCTGTGCCTGAAGGAACCGTTTGTATATCTCCTACTATTGTAAAGTTAGGATTCAATATAGTTAATAGTTTACCTGTACTAGCAGTAGAGGAAACCCTAGCTGCAAAGCGAGAACCTTTAGTTAACGCAGTCGGTAATACTAAAGTACCATCCCCCTCGTAAGTTAAATCAGCAATCTCTTGTGTAGCTCCTATAGTATACGAACCACCATCAGCTATGAACTCAGGTATCCCTGCGCCCATTACCGCAGCTTCCGCTCTATTCGCAGCCTCTACAGCAATTACAGCCTCATCAGCAGCTTCCTGTGCACTCGCAGCGGCAGCGGCAGCATCAGCGGCAGCATCGGTAGCTCTAGCATCTAAAGCGTCAAGGAACGTCTTCATGTTCTGACTGTTATGTGTAAAGTTAGTACTATCTAAACCTGAAAGATCTGTGTGAGGTATAACCGTACTATAAATAATTTCAGAAGTATCAGCATTCCATTTCCAATAACCTAAGTTAACTGGAGTACCAATTTCAGTCGTGTCTTTAATATCAATAGTAGTTAGAAATTCTACAGTATCTGCTGCAGTATTCCATCTAAAGTAACCATTAGAAAGAGGAGCATTTACGTTTGCTAAATCTTCTATGTTAACATTTACATTATCTACTACTAACCCATTAGATTCCGACAGTGTCATAACATCAACACCATCTATTTTAAAGATAAGCTTATGATCATTAGGATCCGCTGTATCTATTCGTACACCAGTACTATTGTCTTCATTAGCAATCAAAGATATATAACCACCTTCTCCATCGCTTCCATCGTGTTTGTGTCCTGTTTCCTTTTTAAACGCTAATACCAATTGATCAAACTCTGCGTTAAAGAACGGAGCTTCTATTATATCTCCATTAGAAAAACTAGACTGTCTTTCATAGTTAGCCATTATATCTTACCTCCAGCTGTTAATTCGACCTGCATACTTTGTAAATCAAAAGGTGCATCGTCTATTGTGTTTAATGATTTAATACGGAAGCTTATATACTTACCTGAGCCTTCAGTATAAAGAGATCTATCAGGAATGTCTCTTGCTCCAAATCGTATCAAGGGGTCCCCTAGAGTAACGAGAGGATCTCCAAAGACCGCAGGTTGTGAGATGACTGCCATTGGATAGATTAAAGGCTGGAACACATCATTAGACTCAAAGTCATAACGTATCTCCATTCCCATCTGTACGTCTCCTTCTGGTTTAGTTAAGAAGTTACACTTATGTATATTCTTCCTAATACTAACATCTCCAAAGTCTGTGTAAGGTGTTTGAAATACATAGTTGATTCTATTATCGTCAAAAGTATTCCCTTGTTCCTGTTCACCTAAAGTACCTGCTTGGTTCCCGTGTATCACTCGTTCCTGGTGCACATTCCAATCACTATCAACACAGGTAACCCCAAGACCCTCTAGTTCACTAAAGGCCCAAGCAAAGTTATTACTCTGTGCTTCATAAGTATACGCTGCTATTAAACCTCGTTGTGATGTATCTATGTTTTCTTCATCAGTCCACCAGAGTCTATACTGGTTCTTCTCTCTAATTATAGTACTGTAGAAATCATATCTATTACGGTTACGCAATACAGTATCAAGTATCTTAGATACCTTACGACTCAATACACCTAGTTCAATATCATTCAATCGTTCAGTATTCTTAATATTACGTAAACCATCAGGTGCTAGGAAAATCAAATCACCACCAGCTTCCTGTATGCTGAATCCATCTAAACAACCGATATCTCTAGTAACAGGTTGTACTTCAGGTTGACCAGTTTCTAAGCCTACTGCTTTCCAAATGCTATTCTCACAGAAGATATAAAGAATTTCCCTGTGCATCTTAAGTCCTGTTATTGTGTCGCCTACGCTAATAGAACCTGCAGTAGAACCACTGAACTTTTCTTGTGGTATCTCTTTATCGTCATCAGCAGGAGACACTAGATCCGTGGTAGCATAACTGGAGTAATAGAAAGCCGAGGGATCATTAGGAAACCCAGCTAACACTAGTTGACTCTTAAACATAGTACAATACTTAGCACCAGTCAATGCAGCACCTTCGGTTATCTCTTTGACTCTATAGGTAGCACCCGTACGTTCGTCTCCTACGATACTAATGATCAAAGGATTACCTATACCATCAACAGCAAATAGATACTCAGTACTTGTCCATATGAACTTCTGGAACATATATCTACCATCGGGATCTCTAGGCACACTAGCAGCTGCTTCTACGGACGCTTCGGTAACATTGGTAACATCCTTACTGATTTCTAACCAGTAGGACTCATCGAAACTATGATAGACTCCTGTATCTCTAGCTACTATAGTTCCATGGTAATTCTTGATACCTGTGATCTTACCAGTCCCTGGAACAGCTACATCATCATGCTTAATGAAACCTGAGATACGTCTGTAACCTCCCTGCTTACTACATTCAAAGTTGGTTAAACGTATGGCTTCATTAGGACTCGCTAGTAGCTCTTGGGCATTACTAGCTAAATTCAACCCACCTCGGAAAGGTATGGTTACTGTATTCATATTCATTATATAGCCCTCATACGTTCTTGTTTATTACTAAGCAAAACCCTCTTCATATCAGTTAAGCTTTCACGGTATTCCCCTAGGGAAAAGTTAGCTTGCTCATGGTTCTCACGAAACAACCACAAGTAGTATTTAATACGAGCCACTATCACTGTTATGAATTCCTCGGGAATAGGGATCTCTTGTTGAGCAGAAGTAAACCTTGTGGCTTCATCACTCACGTTATACTCAATCCAATAGTCTTCATCAGGTACTGGGGTAAAACCAAACTTATTATTAGAATGTCTTACAACAGCAGAAGGGAAACCACTACCACTGAAGTCTGATTCTCTGTGTTCTCTAATCCATGTGTCATAGGTAATCATAGGTAACACACGTACTCTATCGGACACACTAGTAACATTAGTAGATAAATCTCTATTAGTTACTAGGAAAGTATTCCAGTCTATCTTAGCTTTTAAAGAAGCAGGTAGTTCCTTAATATCATACCATTGTTTACCTGCGGTTAACTGACGTACCTCTGTTCGAGGTTCCTTGTCTATTGATGTCTGTAACCAAGGCCATTTAGTACTTGTATTAGTTATATCAAAGAAAGCACGATTAGCAGATTCCTTTGCAAACTGTTGAAGACCACGAGCATTCTCAAATTGCTGTTCAGTCATAGGTACTTCATTGATCTCACGTAACGCTAGGTTAGTGAGTTGAAGAAATGTATATGCCATCTATATTCTCCTTAACGAAAAAAGGGATCCAAAGTAAACCTTGGATCCCTTTGGGGTTTCATTTGATTCCTATCCTACCTCTGGGTGGTTAGTTGCCCAGTGAACCCGTAGAATTAGGGGAGTTAGGAATCATTTGAATTATGCGTAAACTACGTAAGCTACAGCTAACGATTCTGGACGAATGATCGCACGACCGTATACATGTAAACCACGTACCAAGTCAGCAAACGTTGATTCTGCACGAATCTTCTCGACCTTATCAATTGAACTAACAGTAGCACAAGCACTCATGTGACCTGCTAATACAACATCACCGTTCACAGCACCTACATCATCACCACCGATAACTACGTTAGTACCAGTTGATTGTTGACCATCGTCATCTGCTTGATCTTCAGTAGAACCTGTAGTATCAGTAACAAAACGAGGAGAGTTGTTAGTCTTGTATAAAGAGAAACCACGAAGCTTACCAGTCATTGCTAAGCCATTCTTAAGACCACCTTCACCTTGGTTGTAATCAGTAGATAGTAACTTACTGTCTGTACGAGCAAGTAACTCCATGAAACGAGGGCTTACTACTACGTAACGACCTTCTTCAGGAACTTCAGCTTCATCTAGTTTTAAACTAAGTAAAGACAAAAGATTCAAAGGATCAGTTTCAGTCGCACCGTGACCTAAAGTGATTGCGTTAGCAGTTTCTTGAGCTGTCGCGTGAGTACCACCGTTAACGATGTTAGCCGCTTGAGCACCTTGAGACATAAACTTAAGTACATCACGGTCATATGAGTTCTTTAATGCGAACGTAGCTGAGCTAGTTGCTAAAGATTCCCAGTTAACGTGAGATAACTTATCTTCGATGTCATCAATTTGGAATGCAAAGTGATTAGCTTTGTCAATCTCGATTACTACATCGTTATCTTCTAACTCTTCAATCTGAATAGAAGCACCACGAGTGTAAGGTTTAACAGAAAGTTTAGGTTCTAACATGATACGAACACTATCACCGAATGAAGCTAGTTCACCGTAGTAATCAGAGTTAGTAATACCTTCGACAACAGAAGCTGTACGGAAGAACATAAGAACACGTTGAGAAAAGATCTCAGGAGAGAAACCACCTACTGCTGCAGGAGAGTTACCACCGAAGTTACTGGTACTAGTACCGTTAAATTTAGACATTATTTTTACCTCTTAAATTAAGTATTGGAAACTCGGCCTTCTCGATGAGCTAGTGTAATCACTTCGTCCCACTTAGCATATTCAGCTGGGGACATGCCACGGATTTCTGAAGATTTCCAGATATACGCAGGATGATTACGACTATTAGTTTCAGTGGCTGCACCGCTTTGGGCTGCAACATCAACTGAAGCATCTAATTGAGAAGTCGTTGTATTTTGACCTGACTCGTACTTGTAAAGACTAAGCGCTTTAATCGCTAGATCAGGGTTATCTGGGTTATTATAGATCCAATCCTGTACTGTAGCAGTTTGACGAGAGGCCCATACCGCGAACTGATCAGAGTTTTTAATCTGCTCAAAGTCGGGATGCGCTGCTTTAATCGCTAGTTCTGCTTTTTCCATCTTGGTATCTAATAAGTCATTCTGAACACCAGCCATCTTCTGATCATAACCCTTTAGTTGGGTCTGAGCAATCTCGGTAGCCATGTGTAGAATAACATTGTACGTCTCAGGGTTCGCTGCCTTGAACGCATCCATTTCTTCTGGGGTTCGCGGAGCGGTGACCTTGGGTACACCTTGTTCTTGCAAAGTCTTAATCTGGTTCGTTAGCTCGTTTATTTTGCGAGAGTTGAACGATTGTAAGTCTTTATAACGTTTTTCCCAATCGTGATTAGGCTGTTCACTAGTCGGTGCGGCTCCTTGATCAGAGGGTGCATTGTCAAGTCCTACGGTATCAGAGTTCTGGTTACCTGCTTGATTAAGTAAACTACGTTGTGTTGTTTGAGTCATTTTATTCTCCTTTTCTAGGTCAATACTTCAGGGTACTTAAGAGATCCTTTGTACTTGAGTTCTAGTGTTAATTGATGAACTAGGGTTACCCTTAGGCTCCTAGTTCAGTTTTAAGTTGAGATGGAAGAACTTCAATTTTACGAAGAGCAGCTAACTCTCCTTGAAGTTTCTTTAGATCCTTCTCATCACATGTTTGTAATCGGATAACTAAGGCACTAATTTCAACCGCCAAATAGTTTTCAATTATTTTCCAATGATCCCTGTGTTTAATCAGGGACTTCATGTTATACGCTTGACTCTTGGCCATTTATACCTCCTGGGTTACCTGCGCCCTCAGTATTTGCAGTAGCATTAGAAGTCGCTGGATCACCTGCTTGTTGTGCAGCATTCGCTTGGTTACTTTGGGAACTAACTCCTCCAGCCATCCCTATGATCTCAGCGTATATCTTAGCTTCGTCCATGTCGTTAATAACTTCTTCAGGGTCTAGATCCATACCTTTCACTAGTTCTCTAATGATGTACGGAAGTTTAACCATTGGAGCTAATGCAGGGTTCTGAGTTAATTGTAATAAAGTCTGTAAGCGTTGTACTTTGATTTCATTCTTAGTGTATGAGCGAATACCTGTAGCAATACAATCGAAATCACCTGCAGGAACCTTGTCAGCATTATACTGATTGTTCCAGTAGAATAACATACGACCTAATGGCTGTAGTAAATCATCATCTAAGTTACGTATAGTAGTCTTGATGTTTAGACTAGCGTTCTCTAGGATCATGTTAAGACCTGAAGAAGTACGTCCTACACCTGAGACACCTGTTTGACCGTGGCTTACACTGGGAATACCTGTGGCTTCATCAGCTTGCCTACGGAAAGTATCCATCATTTGTAGGTTTTCATTAGCAGTACTCGGGAACTTAATACCAGTAACAGCATTACCTGCTTGTCCACCTTGTCTACGGAATACCTTTCCTGGGTAAATGTCGTAGTCCTGACCTGCTACTAGCATGGACTCATCTACATCAAATACCATGTTACCAGCCAAAGCTAAGTTATCTACTGCTAGTCTAGCGAAACCATTCATCATCTTCTGTGCATCTTCCATGGTCTCTGGAACACCAGTACCGTACAAGTTATAAGCATCTTCCTCATAGTTAAACATAAAGTAAGGAATCTTTTGAGGTAAGAAAGGATTAGTTGCAATACGTAATATCTCATTACCACAGATCCAGAGGTTCACTTGAACTTGAGGAGCATCGCCATCAAGAGGTAATCCTGCAGCTAGTGCTTCTTCTTTACTTATGTAACCCCAGTACTCAAGTACTTCCCAGAGTTTACCCTCGTTCATGATAGCTTCTTCTTCCCTCACGATATGCTCAAAATGCATGTTAGTGTAGTTAGCTCCTGCATCAATACACTGTTGTACTTTGTCAGCACGGAAACCATCAACAGGCATAAGATCACGCATTTGCTTAGCTGTCTTACGGTGTCTTTCAACAACCCACTCAGCATCACAGAAATCCATAGCATTCGGATCAACATATAGATCCCATAGACTACAGAAGCGTACTTTAGGCTGCTTAATCTTTTCAGGAGAGTAAACACCCTCGACCCAACGGTGTATAGTTTTCTCTTCAGTAAACACACCTTTCATTAGGCCTGAACCTAGTAAGCAAGCCTCAAAGACCGATCTACGTAACTCAGTGTTAGCATTGGACTCTTCTAATTGATCTTGAATAAGTTTAGTCATTTGTTCTGCGCTACGTGACGCAGGGCTTAACTGTGCGAATTGACCACCTGACTTATCATGGCCTTCTTTAAGATTACCGTATAAAGGATCACTATCTTTCCAACTCATGGCTTCTTGAGTAGCCCCAGGTTGCATCTCACGTCCATCACCAGCAAAACCAATACCGAAGTCCGCTTGTGACTCAGGAGCATTGGGATCATTCACTGCTTGATTAGGAGCACCACTAGAAACAGGAGTACTTTCGATCATCAAAGGGAACCTTGAGTTCTGTAATAAGGATTCCATTATCTGAGCATAAGCAGCACGTGTCTTTACAGTAGTAGTTCGTATGTAGGGTTTGTGTTCTTCAGATGAACGGAACTCAGCTTTCTCACCATTCTTACTGGCACTGTTATCATCAACCCCTCGGTACGCTTGTAAATTCTTTATCCACTGGTTTTCCGCTGTATACCGTGAAGTATCAGCTTGAGATAACTGCTCACGTACTCTGGCTACTAAGGGAGCCATTCTCATGGTCTCTTCCATCTCAGCCTGTAAAGCAGCATCTTGTTCATTCATTGGTGTTTCTAAGACTTCTTCAGTCTTCTCTGGTTTCTTGCCTAGTAATGAGGCCATTGCAATCTCCTATATTGAGTAATTAAAGTAAGGAAGCATTGCACTTCAGGGGGTTTGTTAACTGAAATAACCGTGATATCGAGCGAACCCTTGAGCACTAGTCTTGTGTCTCATGGATCTCTCTTGAATAGTTAGAGCTTGTGGTCTTGACATAAGCAGGTATCTTAAGGCATCTAGTAAATCCCAGTGATGCATACGACCTTTAGACTTAATTCGTTTCTCATCTATGTCATCTGGTTTCTTAGGATTAATTCTAGCTGTTAGTAATTGCTCTATCAACTTAACACAGGACTCATGAACGAGCAGTTGTGGAGCTTCCGTCTCAGGGTTAATAAGTAACCTTTGATACACTTGGTTCCATCCAGCCTCACGGTTCCTATCAGCAGGTCTAGGTTGTAATCCTATCCTAGATAACTGCTCTCGGACTCCTGGGCCTATGTGGCCTGTGTTCCTGAATACTGAGTCATCAATGATTCTATCTACACCTTGAGCTAGGTATCCCTCATGCTCCATTACTTTACGTCCCCAAGCAACATGGTCATGCTCTAAGCACTCCAGTTCACTATAGATAATAATCTGTCCAGTCTTAGGACACACTGCACCCCAAAGAGAAGCCGCAGGATCCTTATACCCATAGTCTAGTGCGTTGATTACTGACCAGTGCATCGGAGGTAATTCCTTGGTAACGTGTACTGCTTCAGCAAATGCGAACATAGCGTCCTCACCAACCATCCAGTCACCTTCCAACAATTGTTTCCTTTGAACCTCAGGTAATGCCATAAGCATCTTACGATACGGAGACATCTCCTCGTCACCCGTGGGTGTGTCTAAGTAGGGATTATCCTCTAGTTTCGCAGGGATAAATCGGTAACTTAGTCCGTTCTTATAGAAACGTGTGTTCGCTGGTGCAGAGTCTATGAATAGTTCTTTTACCCATGGACTGCCGCCTGGGTTAGCAGAAGCTCTTATGTAACATTTGATCTCAGGATTAGCATTACGTAAACGAGATAACAAGTATATGAAACCTGCATCTGATCTTTGGTGCTGTATCTCATCGAATCCTATGTAGGAGTAAGGTAAACCTTGGTAGTTATCCAAGTCCTCTTCTCTATCTAAGTAACCAAACTGAATCGTGGCTCCACTAGGGAAGTACCATACGTTCTCAGACTTGTTAAACTTAGCTCCTGGGAATGCTTTGGGATATAGGGATCTACTTACTGATATAAGTTCCTTTAACATAGGACTGGTACGTCTAATTAAGAGACCTCGGTAACCATCGAACTGGCAGTACCTTAATACATCAACCAGCATAGCATAGGACTTTCCGCCTCCTGCTGCTCCGCCATAGAGTACAATATCTTCATCTGCTGCATGGAATTCTGCTTGCTTAGCTGTAGGCTCATATAGAACTTTCTTACCAGTAGCCTTAATCTTTTCTTTCACTTGACCTAGTGAAGCCTCACGTTCTTCCTTGGACTGCTTAATATCCTTAGCAGTACGTCCTGATTTCTTAGCAGTCTTAGCTAACCTACGTTTCGCTAGCTGCTCCTCTTTCTTTAACCTAGCAATTAACCTCTTCTCTTCAGCAATCTTACGTGCTTCAGCTAGTTGAGCTTTCCTTTTATCAGTCATAGGGTTTAACTTAGTTTTACCCTTGGCTTCCGCTATCTTCTTACGGGCCTGTTTAGCTTTAGTGCTTAGTCGTTCACCGTCCTTGAGTTTCAAACGAGTTTCACAACGGTTCCATATGTTGGACATCTGTCCATCACTAGTTACATTGTAACCTAGGGCCTCTAGTTTCTGTCTGGATTCACTAATGGAAGCTTGCTTACTATAACGAGAAGCAAACATAGCCTGTATATAGGGAACATAGAGGTCTGGTTGTACTAACCACATCCCCTTTTCTTCTGTAGCCTCGTGAAACAAGGGCTGTCTAACGGACTTAATAGGTTCAAATACTAGTTGTTCCCATAGTTCATCTAGATTAGGGGAGATTTCATATAATTTAGCGTAGGTTTCTTCGGAAGGAAACCCTAATGACTTCTTTCCGTAGGTGTTGAGTGTATCCTTTAGGTTCATAGGAGCTCCTTAGGGGCTTTTTAAGGCCATATAAAGTAATAAAGGTACCATAGGGTACCTTAAGGGTCATTCGTTGCTTAGGAGTCCTCTGAGGAAGCCTTAGCAGGTAGTATAAAGATACCATTCTCATTCTCAATAGATACTTCCACTGATGTATGCTTGGTTAAACCTACGCGATCCATGATTTCCTTGGAAGCAGCTAGTTTAAGTTCACCTTTCTCGGTACCTGCGTCAGCATCAAGCATAGAAATAGCAGTAGTAGATGCTCGTAAACTCGCGGCCGCTAGGTTATCTCTAGCACGATCAATGATCTGGTCCTTCAGTTTCTTAGCTAAAGAGTAACCGTGGGATGGAGAGATACCAGTGGCTTCTGCGGCAGCTTTAGTAGTAGGGAAGTTCTCTAGGTTTAGTAAGAACAACTCCTCTGTTTCTGTTAATGAGTCCATACGACCCTCCTTATTTAGTGTCAGGATCTATATCAGTAAGCAGATATTCACATAACCACTTAAGTTCCTGTATTTGGCGTTCTAATGTACGCAATGAAATACCTAGGGTCTCTGAGATCTCTAGATACATTTTATTCTTTAGTAATTCCTCATAGATACTCTTCTGTAATGGATCCATAGCTGCTAATAGTTCCTGTTCTAAAGAAGCCATATAATTAGTAATGTCACCTTCGATTGTTTCTTCTACAGGTTCCCAGTGTGTATCATCCTCTACACTGGAAGTATTCATGGATTTTGGTTTTACATCAGATGTCACAAGTTTCTTACGTTTAAGTTTATCAATACAAACACAACGAGCAGCAATACGGACATATGATTTCGTAAGGTACATAGGATTCGCTCGTATTACCTTTTCACAGGCATCCATTGCTAAATCCTCAATAGTGATATGAGTACCTAGGGCTGGTGATATGATTTGACTTGGTGATTTCTTACCTAGGAGTATAGTGACTGCTAAGTAAGCCTCAGGGTAAATCTCTGCTGACGTAATAGTTGAAATTTGTTTATTTAGAGGATGGGTCATAGGTTACTCCTTAATGTTTAAAAGAGTAAGGTATACACTAGTTAGTTTAGTTTGTCAAGTGTTTTATTTGGTTTCTTAGGAAACTTCTGTAAACATGTACATGTAAGCAGAATAATACCTAAGGCCAGACCCTAGGAATACTTTAGTAACACCTTAGTAACCTTAGGGTTAATACTTCTAAGCAGAATAACTTATCCTTAGTATTACACTTGTTTACTTAAGTAAGTTCTAACTAGTATAATAACAAGTAGAAGTTTCTAAGTAATACTTAAATACCTTAGGAAACTCCTTTTGTTCAATCAACCGCCATTCTTAAGTAATATTTCTTCTGTTAGGAATGAGGTCTTATGTAAACTTAAGTTAACACTGTTGGATTACTTGAGGTTACTTAGGGCTTCTTGAGGTTACTTAGGGCTGCTTAACGTGGGGACTTGAGATTCTTAAGTTTACACGGGGCTGCTTAACGTTAATATTGGCACCCCGGGTGTCCCTTTGTAACCCCATGTAACCTCATGTAACCCCATGAAACCCAAGTAAACCAATAACTTACATGATAGCTAACGTTTACGTAAGGTAATCTCAGGTAATCTCAGGTAATCTCAGGTAATCTCAGGGTTACTCAGGGTTACTCAGGGTTACTCAGGGTTACTCAGGGTTACTCAGGTATTCATGGGGATTATGTCAGGTATTCACAGGGAACATGGGGAATCTTGAGTTGACACAGGGAACATGGGGAATCTTGAGTTGACACAGGGAGCTAGTGTATGCTAACCCATGAACCCCTTGAATACCTATGCAACCTTATTGCATACTTATACACCACGCTCTTATCTGTTAGTTAATCCCTAGTTACCCACAGTTACCCACAGTTACCCACAGTTACCCACAGTTCTATCAACATTATGCTATGTTAACAGGGGATAACTTTAGCTAACACAATATCACTAGACTGTCAAATATAACTATAAGCCTCTCTAAGCCATTTTAAGCATACTTTACACCATAGGCTAGTCATTGCATTACTAACTAGTAGTTATCCCTTTGTAGATACCTTAGCTTTACTTATACACAGTTTACTACCATAAAGTTTTACTTGACACGCTTACAGCTCACTGTTTTAGGTTAGTTATCCACATTCCCTAAGTTACCCTAAGTTATCCACAGTTTACTAGTGCTCCGACCAGTTAAATAGTACTTTACATCAGTTAACTAATGCTTTATCACGTGTGCCCGTTGTTTATCTACTTGGTTTACCCTTGGTTTACGTTGGTCTATCCTTGGTTTACGTTGGTTTACGTTGGTTTACGTTGGTCTATCCTTAGTTATCCTTAGTTATCCAGTAAATTAACTATGTAAACCAATGACTTACAAATTAATTCAACTTATTTCCATTTATTTCCACTGGTCGTACCAGCCCATTTTCATTGGCCTCCAGAGCATTTATCGTCTGTAGGCCTTTGTTTACGGGGGTTTGACATACTAAAAGCAGTACTCCATAATTCATACCAAGTCGAGGAAAACAGGATAGTTTACCGCTTGAGGCTTCTAGCAAAGGACAAGCTAGCAGGGAATTGCAACCACATAATGCAACGGTTCGCTACACTGGTAAACGAGGGTATACAGTGGCCAAGCTAGGAGATCGAGAAGCTAGCAAGAATAAAGCGTTGACATGGTAATTTAAGTAAGTATCATGTAACAAGTTAACCGAATGCGAGTTAATTTGAAAAGATCTTTTTACAATTTGGAATAGTGTGATTAATAAATCGTTTGTTACGGTAGTTAATCAGGATAACAAAGCACTAATAAGAAATACGACAAGCTAGCCAGTATATCATAGGCCAAGCCTCGTAGATATGGCATAAGGTATTAAACAACCTGCTACATACGGTTTAAACGTATAATAGCGACCTTATGATACTATATTATAATTATTATGTTCTTATGCTTCTATAGATGTTGTCCTAATTAAATAATAGTACTGACAGTCAAGCATTAGTTGTTAGTTTAGTATTGCTTTAATATTTCCGTTTAACGGGTATTAAACAAGAAAGGCTAACGTCTAAGCCTCTGATAACTGGTGTCTACTGCTACTAATAACAACCGATTGAAAATCACTAGCCTTTAAATAGGTGACTATGACTAGTGCCTTGTATCGGATAATCATTAATTTATGTCCTGCAAGCTAGTATAAAAACTCCCTTTGTTAACTTGTGGGAACGATAGAAAATATCTAAACAAGTTATGTATTGTTAATCAGTGTTAAACGTTCGGAATTAAGCCAACATTAAAAACACTGGTTAACACATAGAATTACATTAGATTATTAGTGTAATTCTATGTGTTAATAATAGACAATTCAGTCAAAAACCAAAGGATAACAATTATGTTAAACGTTCAAAAATTCGCTTTAAATGCTTCAATCCCTAGTAAAGCCAGTGCTTTTCGTAAATCATTAAACGGTGTTACTCGTGTTTACGGTAAGCTGTCTGATGTATTCCAAGCTCATTTAATGGTAGCTTTTAATAATCTCAATGAACATGGTAACACTACGTTATTGTGTATTTGTGCTGAACAAGCTCATGCCACAAAAGGTATCAACGCCAGTAAAGTGGTTAACTATATTGTTGATCATGTTGACAATGTTAAGTTTCAGAAGAAAACTAACCAACATGGGACTGTTAGCTTTACTATGTTCAAGGATAAAACAATAGAGAATGCTTTGATTGAAGTACGTCTGCCTGAAGTTACGTGGACGGAATACAGCCGCACACCTGCTGAAAAGGTTGTTAAGAGTGAAGTTGAAGAAATAGAATCCTTAGCTAAACTATTAGCAGGTAAGAAACTATCAATTGAAGCTTTAGATAAAGCCATAGCGCAAGCTAAAGTAATTCTAATTGATCGAGATAAAAAATCAGTAGTTAAAACACAAGCTGAACCAATGGAAGCAGGTGACACACCATTTTCAGTAGCATCATAGTAATATGTTAGGTAACATTAGTAACTAGTGTTATCTATAGATATTATTATCTCTTTGAATACATTATGAGTCGACTAATCCCCGATGTATTCAATAGTAAAGGTGGGATATAGTATGCGGTTAGCGCCCGACTTAACGAATCAGTAGCTACAATATGATACTACCAACGCAAGCCCTTAGTTAACTTATGTTTTCTAGGGGCTTTTTATTATGGGAAAATTACTTATGATTAACTTCAAAACATTTGTATTCATTATATGCACTGGTATAGTCATGTACTTTGCAGGTCTATTATTTATAACTTGCTTCAGTGAGGATTTTAGATTGTATCAATTAGAATCCGCTTGTGTTCACAAGTTCACTAGTCAAGGTTACGAGCGTAAACATATCATTACAGTTAATGGTACGTGTTATTATGATTCAGGGGTTACTAATGATTAATTATAAATAGTAAAAGCAATAGCTATCAAGCGTTATGACTTAGTTGTCAACGGTATAACTATTGTTAGTCGTGACAGTAAGAAACAGGTTCAACATGAAGCACAATTATTAATTAACAAAGGTTTACTAAAAGGGTAGTAACAATGGAATTAACCAATGAAACAATTGAATACAATGGTATTACTTTATATCGTGTTAAATATCAAGACGGTACTATAGGTGGTTTTGTAGAATCCTTAAATAGTATATTAGGTAATGCTAAGGTCTATGGTAATGCTAAGGTCTATGGTAATGCTAGGGTCTATGGTAATGCTGAGGTCTCTGGTAATGCTAGGGTCTTTGGTAATGCTGAGGTCTGTGGTAATGCTAGGGTTCGTGGTAATGCTAGGGTCTCTGGTGATACTAGGGTCTGTGGTGATACTAGGGTCTATGGTAATGCTGAGGTCTTTGGTAATGCTTGGGTCTATGATAATGCTAGGGTCTATGGTAATGCTTGGGTCTATGGTAATTCTGAGGTCTCTGGTGATACTAGGGTCTATGGTGATACTAGGGTCTTTGGTAATGCTGAGGTCTATGGTAATGCTTGGGTCTCTGGTAATGCTGAGGTCTCTGGTAATGCTTGGGTCTATGATAATACTAGGGTCTCTGGTGATGTTAGGGTAAATAAATTATGCGTTAATATAACAGGTTCTAATTACATTGTAACCTTTACCGATACTCACATGATCATAGGCTGTCAATGTAAAACTTTAGAACAGTGGGAGACTTTAGATTCTAGTGATCCGCATTATTCAGAATGGGAACCTCACAAAGAAATGTTAATTAGTTTATATCAGCACTTATTGGAGAAGCAGAATGTCGGAGTTTAGAGTAACAGGTAAATCAGAAACATCGGAAGTATCAACACAAACGGTTAACGCTAGAGCAGCTAAAGACATATGGAATAACCCTAGTAACTTTGGTTTTACTAAAGTATTCTCTGTTAGTTTTATTAGTGAAAGAGTAGAAAGGAATCAGAGGAGAGAACTTAGGTATACTTAAGAAACCTTTGAAGTACTTAAGAAACCTTTGAA